TAGGGACGATTTCTGCGATAATGATATATTTGGCGAAAGTCCAGCAAGGGCCTTGACCCCATTAATGGAGATAGTTAATACAACGGATCAGGGTATTGTAAGAGCTATTAAAAATAGCGGGGTAATCAGATGGCTGCTTAGATATACTACTCCGCTCAGACCGGAAGATTTAAAAAAGAATGTAGAAGATTTTGTAAAGAATTATTTATCAATCGAATCAGATACACTCGGTGCTGCCGGAGTTGACGCGAAAGTAGATGCAGAACAAATAAAACCTACGGATTATGTGCCAAATGCGGCACAAGCAGACATGACCACGCAAAGAATATATGCGTTTTTCAATGTCAATGAAAAAATAGTCCATTCAAACTATACAGAGGATGAGTGGATAAGTTATTACGAAGCGCGCATCGAACCCGACGCCATCCAAATGAGCAATGAATATACAAGAAAGCTTTTTACAAGGCGTGAGCGTGGGTTTGGCAACAAAATCATATTTGAGGCAAGCGCTTTGCATTATGCATCTATGAAAACTAAATTGAACTTGCTGCAGATGGTAGACAGAGGTGCGATGACACCTAATGAATGGCGTGCAATCATGAACATGGCGCCTTTGCCGGGTGGTGACGAACCGATTAGAAGGCTAGATACCGCACCGGTAGAGCCATTGACGGAAGGTGGTGAGAACGATGAAGGTAATACCGATTAAAGGCACTATAGTCAGCAATGACGACAAATGGATTTACGACTGGTTTGAAATCGAAGCGGTTTGTCCTAAAGACGTGGCGAAGCAATTAAATGAAGTTGGCAGCGAAGATGTCACAGTCGAAATTAATTCAGGCGGTGGTGATGTGTTCGCCGGCAACGAGATATATTATATGCTGTCACAATACAAAGGGAATATCACAATCGACATTGTTGGATTTGCTGGAAGTGCAGCATCTGTAATAGCCATGGCAGGAAGAAGTCGAATGGTACCAAGCGCTTTATTGATGATACATAACGTATCAGGCACCGCCAGAGGCGACTATCATTCTATGGATAAAATGTCAGAGGTGCTCAAAACTGCCAACAAAGCCATATCAAATGCCTATATAGCAAAAACCGGCCTTTCACAAGAAAAACTATTATCCCTTATGGATGAAGAAAAATGGATGGATGCAAAAGAGGCTGTTGAATTGGGTTTTGTAGACGAGATTAGTAATGACGGAGGCAAGGTTACCAATCCGACACCTAAGACATTATATAATTCGATGTTTGCTAATATTTTAAGCCCAGAAGTAATTGAAAAGGTCAGAAACACAATCAAAAATCCGGAAGGCATGAAAAATGCTGAACCGGATTTTTTAATACAAAAAACTCAATCACAACTAAATCTTTTAAAATTGAAAGGGGAAAGAAGAATATGAGATTTAAGAACCAACAGGAGTATACCGAACTTAGAAACAAAATGATCGAGGAGGCAAACGCCTTACTTAATGAAGGCAACATCGAAGCATCCAACGCAAAGCAGGAAGAAATCAAGCAGCTTGACAATGAATGGGATGAATACGCCAAGGCCCAGGCGAACCTTAATGCCCTAAACAACGTCAAGCCGCCTGTAAATGTGTTTAGGAACGGCGTTATTGATAGCACAGCCAATGCCGGATCAGACAACGTTTACAATTCTGACGATTACAAGAAGGCATTCATGAATTATGTAATTAAGGGTGCACCTATCCCGTCACAGTTTAAAAATGCTGATGCCAATACCAAGACGACTGATGTCGGCGAAGTAATTCCCGAAACCACAATGCAGAAGATTATCGAGAAGATAGAAGCAACTGGTATGATTCTGCCCTTAGTTACCAGAACGGCATATAAGGGCGGATTAACCATCCCTACATCCAATGTCAAGCCGGTTGCTACATGGGTTGCAGAGGGCGCTGGCTCTGATAAACAGAAAAAGACCACTGGATCTATTACTTTCGGATACCATAAGTTAAGGTGTGCCATTTCTGCCAGCCTTGAAGTTGACACTATGGCATATCCTGTATTCGAAACCACGTTTGTCAACAATGTAGTTGAAGCCATGACAAAGGCTTTGGAGCAGGCTATCATAAGCGGCGACGGCAACGGTAAGCCTAAGGGAGTTCTGGCTGAAACTGCACCTGAAGGTCAGAACATTGTAATTGGTGCAGACGAGAATGTTACATATGGAACGCTTGTAGACGCCGAAGCTGCTCTGCCTCTGGCTTATGAAAGCGGTGCTGTGTGGTTTATGACTAAAAAGACTTTTATGGCCTTTGTTGGTATGGTAGATGCGGATGGACAGCCTATTGCCCGTGTAAACTACGGAATCGGCGGCAGGCCCGAGAGGACTCTGTTAGGCAGACCGGTAGTATTGAACGACTATATGACAAGTCTTGGCGCCGAAGTTGAGGAAGATACCGTCGTTGCGTTCCTGTTTAATCCAAAAGATTATATCCTCAATACCAATCTCAACATGACCATCAAGAGGTATGAGGACAACGATACTGACGATCAGGTGACAAAAGCAGTTATGCTGGTTGATGGTAAGGTTGTGGACAAGAATAGCCTTGTCACCATCACAAAGAAAGTAGCTGAGGGCTAATGAAGGTATTGAAACCATTCAGAGATAAATATAATCCCGAAGTTATTTACAAGCCAGGAGACAAATTCGTGTCAGACGATCCGGCACGAATTGACGAACTTGTGGAGCGTGGGTTAATAGAGGGTGTTTGCACACCCTCTTATGCCCAGCTTACAAAGAAGGAACTGCAGCAAACACTGACTAAAAAAGGGATTAAATTTGATGCAAAAGCAAACAAAACTGATTTGATTGCTTTGTTAGGCGGTGAGTAAATGGCGCTACTTGACGATGTAAAAGAGGCATTAAGAGAAAATACCATAGAGAATGAAGTCCAGGACTTAATAGATGCTGCAAAAGCAGACCTTGCCTTAAGCGGAGTACATGAAAACAAGATTACGGATATAGACCCACTCATTAAAAGGGCTATTATACTTTATTGCAAAGCCCATTTTGGATACGACGATCCTAAGATACAGGAAAGATTTGAAGATGCATACTACAGCCTAAAAAATCACCTTGCCCTATCTATAGAATATACAACAGGTGATACATCATGAGAGATTATCGTCACAAAATTACATTCCTTAAGTGGGGTAAAGGCAAGGATAAGTACGGGGATCCTGTTGATGTGTGGGCGCCTGTAGAGGGTAAGGTGGATATATGGGCAAGCATGGAGCCGCTACTTGGGAATGAGTATTTTACCGCACTGACCACCAACAGCAAGGTTGAGGTTAAATTTAATATGAGATATACCCCCGGTGTTACTAATGACATGAGGATACAGCACGGAAATGATATTTACGAGATATTGTCTGCCGTGAATGTCAAAGGCCTTAACCGGGAATTACTCTGTTATTGCAGGTTGGTGAAGCCATGAGATTAAGGTTTGAAGTTGATGCAAGAGAGCTACAAAAGAACCTAGAAAAACTCGGCAAGGCACCACAGAAACACGTTACAGCAGCGGCTAAAAAAGGCATGAACATAGTCCTTAAAGATGCTAAAGCTAACGCTCCATATGACACCGGGCAGCTTAAAAAAGGCATGATACTACAAGGTGAAAAATCCCGGTACAAAGGCAAGAAGGTTTACCGGGTGGTATTTGACCCGGCTATGAATGATGTATTCCAAAAGAAAAATAAAGACGGAGAAGTAACTGGCTATTATCCGTATTCGCAAGAGTACGGATTTTTTGCTAGAAATGGGCGTTATATACCGGGATACAGATTTATACATGATAGCCTTGAAAATAATGCCCGGAACATGGAAAAAACCATCATATCTACTATGAAGCAAAAGATCGACGCTGAAATCAGAAAGGCAGGGTTGAAGTAATGGATAAAGAAATAGCTAAACGAATAATTAATGAACTAATTGATTCGGCCGATGAAATAACAGAATTACAAGTATTTGACGACACCGAAGAAATAGATGTGTCTACATTAGACGAGGAAC